TTACTATTAATGATTCGACTAACGACCAAGTAAACTATGCAGCATTTTTAAATGCAGGCGCTTATCCATGTGCAGTAAAGTTCACACCAGGCACAGCAAGTGCTGCGGCTAATGCAGTATTTGCTACTGATGGGAATACAGGTGACTTTGTATTACCTGCAATTATGGAAACTCCTGTAGTGTTGGCAGTTCCAACAACACCTTTTTATTTAACAGCAATTGCGTCAGGCGGCACAACAGCTTTATACGTTACACCAGTAGCTGACCAATCTTAAAGGAAATTAGATGTCTGATCCTGCAAAGACGATAGATCAGAATATTCTGCCTGTTCAGGCGTTATTCAATCTAGATAATAGTTTTAATACATTTATCGGGCAGGGTCAGCCTTTCTACGCTACCGTTAATCCTATTCAATCAGGTTTAACAATTATTAATAGCACGATTGATAGCACGACTATTGGTGCTAATGTTCCATCAACAGGCGTTTTTACCAATATATCGACCACCACAGGTCAAATATCAACAACTCCTTCCGGCGCAACAGATATTGTTAATAAACAATATGTAGATTATTTTGCTGCAGGATTATCATGGAAACAACCTGCTGCAGTAGGTACAACCGCTAATATCACGCTTTCAGGCCTACAAACGATTGATGGCTATACTACATTAGCTGGTGATCGCGTTTTAGTTAAGAATCAAACAAATCCAGCACAAAATGGTATTTATATCGCATCAACAACAGCATGGACTTATGCTTTAGATGCAAATACATGGGATAAATATATTGGAGCCGTTATTTTTGTGGATAACGGATCATATTTAGTAGGTTCTGCATGGTATTCAACTGCTCAAAAAGGCGGAACATTAGGCACAACACCATTAAATTGGTCTAATTTAGCCTTTTCTTCAACTTATACAGCAGGAACAGGCCTTACTTTAACAGGCACACAATTTTCTATTACAAATACAGGTGTTTCAGCAGGTTCTTATGGATCAGCTTCAACAGTCCCAACTTATACAGTAAATGCACAAGGTCAATTAACTTCTGCGTCTAATACAACAATAGCAATTGCTAATACACAAGTGTCAGGATTAGGCACTTTAAGCACTCAAAACGCTAATTCTGTATCAATTACAGGCGGAAGTATCAATGGAACTACGATTGGAGCTTCTACCCCATCTACAGGCGCTTTTACGACCCTTGGTGGCACAACTATTACTGCTTCAACACAATTTACTGGCCCAGGTACAGGTTTAACAGGAACTGCGACAACATTAAATATTGGTGGAAACGCTGCAACTGCAACTTTTGCCACATCAGCAGGTTCAGCTACGACTGCTACAACTGCGACTAATTTAGCAGGCGGCGCGTCTAATTACTTACCATATCAATCTGCATCTAATACAACGTCATTTTTAGCACCTAGCACAGGTGTTTTACAATCAAATAGCGGATTGGCATGGACTACAACACCCACATTAACAGGAACTAACTTTAGCGGTATTCCTAATAGCGCTTTATTAAATTCTAGTATTACCATAGGTTCTACATCTATATCTTTAGGTTCTACTGCCTCAACGCTAACTAGCGTAACAATGGCAACGCCTACAATTTCTAGTTATGAAACTTATACAGCAACTTCAGCTCCAAGCTATAACGCAGGTCGTTTATGGTATGACAGCACTCAAAATGCTTTAGCTTATTACAACGATGTCACAAACAATACATTACATATTGGCGAAGAAATACAATTAAAAGTTTATAACAATACAGGTTCTACAATTAACGTAGGTCAGCCTGTATATGTTACATCTACAAGTAGTGGATTTACTTACCCTAATGTAGCTTTAGCTATTGCTAGTAGTTTAACAACAGGAAATGTTATAGGTTTAGCAAATCAAGCCATTCCTACAGGAACAGCAGGTTATGTTACAACTATTGGTTTAGTTCAAGGCGTAAATACTGGAAGCTATACAGTAGGCGATACTTTATATTTATCTCCATATTCTGCTGGTTTTTATCAAAATACAATTCCACCAACAGGCTATGCAATTAAGTTAGGAACTGTAGCTTATGTAAATTCAAGCAATGGAGCAATTTACGTTAATAAAAGTATTTTAACTGTTCAAGCAGGAAACATTGTAGGCCAAGTGCCTTTAGCCAATGGCGGAACAAATGCTAATTTAACTGCTGTATCAGGTGGTGTATTATATTCAGGTGCATCATCTTTAGCAATTACTGCAGCAGGTACAACAGGTCAATTTTTAACATCTAATGGATCAGGAGCACCAACTTGGACTACTTCATCTGCATCTGTAGGCGTATCTGATAATACTTCAAGCACATCTACTTTTTATCCATTATTTTCACCAAGCACAAGTGGTTCAACATCCACATTTAATACAAGCTCTACTAATTTACAATACATTCCATCTTCAGGCACGTTATCAGCTTTAATATTTAGTGGCGCAGGAACAGGATTAACCGGCACAGCATCTAGTTTATCTATTGGTGGAAACGCAGCAACAGCAACAAAATCTACTAATTTATCAGGTGGTTTAGCTGGATATTTACCTTATCAATCTGCGGCCGATACAACAACATTCTTAACACCTGGCACAAATGGATATATTTTAACTTTAGCTTCAGGATTGCCTACATGGGCTGCTGCACCTACAACAGGCGTTAATATTGTTGACGATACATCATCAGCAACAGCTTATTATCCATTATTTGCAAGAGTAACAACTGGAACAATAACAACAGAATATACAAGCTCCACTAATTTAACTTATACACCATCTTCAGGAACATTAACTGTTTCTGGAAAAATAGGTATTGGTACTACTCCAGCATATAAACTAGATGTAGTATCTACAGCATTTATTGGAAGTCGTTTAGCACCATCAACAACAACCAATGGTGTTTCACAAATATACTCAAATACTGGCGGAACATTTTATTTTGGTATAGATTCTAGTACAGGTGCTAATTTTGGTGCTGCTTATGGTGCTTTTTTATGGCATTCTGGAGCATATCCAATGCTATTTGGTACATCTAATACAGAACGTATGCGTATATTTAGTTCTGGTGGTGTATCTATAAACAACACTACAGATCCAGGCGCAGGTAATTTATCAGTTACAGGTACTATTGCATCATCTAGCACAGTTACAGGAACACAATTAATATCTACTATAGCTACAGGAACAGCACCATTAACTGTAACATCTACAACAAACGTAGCTAACTTAAATGCTTCATCATTAAACGGTGCAACTTTTGCAGCTCCAGGTGCTATTGGTGGTGGAACAGCATCATCAGGTACATTTACAACACTTTCTGCTTCTAGCACAATTACAGGCGCAAGTTTAATTCCTAGCGGATCAAGTGCGCCTACTAATGGATTATTTTTACCTACTACTAATACTATAGCATTAAGTACAAATAGTACAGAACGTATGCGTATAGACTCTGCTGGTAATGTAGGGATTGGTACTACTACACCAGCTAATAAATTTGAAGTGTTTGGTAATAGTGTTAGAAATACAGCAAGAGCTAGTTCAACTGCTGGTTTTGTTCTAATTGAAGCTCAAGCATCTGATTATTGGTCAACTCCAACATATACAGGAACTTCTTTATTACAATATGGTTCTACTGCAACAGGAACAACTGTTGGTTTATCTAATGCTGGTTTAGGTAGTTTAGCATTTCAAAACGGAACAGCAGGGTTAATTTACACCAATGGTAGTACTCCGTTAATATTTGGTACTACTTTAGCAGAACGCATGAGAATAGACTCTGCAGGTAATGTAGGGATTGGTACAACTAGCCCAAGTACTTATGGTAAATTAGCTATTGCTTTATCTAATGCAGCTTCTACTACTACTAATGGTATTGCTATGCAAGCATTATCTGCACAAGATGCCTCATCATTAAGAATATCTGGGTATGGATATGCTGGTAGACAACAAACAGCCATTGATTTCCTTCAAAATTCAGGAACAAACTGGAATTCTCAAATAGTATTTTCCACAGATACTGGAACTGGTATTACAGAGAAAATGCGTATTGATAACGCAGGTAATGTAGGAATTGGTACTACGAGTCCTAGTAGTTATGGTAAATTTGCAGTTGTAGCTTCTTCTGGTTCAACAGCTTTTTCTTTAGCTACTACAGCAGGAAATTATCTTACATCTACAATTACAGATAGCGGTGCAGTGACATTAGTAAATTACGCAATAAATAATACTGTTTTTAATGTTGGCACAACTTCAGCAACCCCATTAGCATTAATTACCAACAATACAGAACGTATGCGTATAGACTCTGCTGGTAATACTTATATTGAATCAGGACTTTTATGGCAATATGCACCAGCACCTACATCTATATCAGCAGTAACAACTTTAACTGTAGCTCAATTACAAACAGATATAATTAACACAACAGGTACTTCTTATACAGTAACTTTACCTACAGGAACTGCTATTGATGCTGGATTTACTAGCGTACCTACTACTAATATTGGTTTTGATTTCCATATTGTAAACACAGCTTCAGGTACAATTACAATGGCTGTAAATACAGGTGTGACATCTGTAGGTACTTTAACAGTAGCAACAGGTGTATCAGCACACTTTAGATTAAGAAGAACTGCAGCAAACACATACATTATGTATAGATTAAGTTAATAAAGGAAAAATATTATGGCAATTACTAACACATGGAACGTAGTATCAATGGACTCATATCCTGAAAAGGATAATCAAAAAGATGTAGTATTTACAGTTCATTGGACTTTAACAGCTACAGATGGCACTTATAACGGATCAGTTTATGGTTCAGTAGGCATAACACTTAATTCAAGTGAATCTTTTATTCCTTATGCTAACTTAACTTTAGATGAAGTTGTAGGTTGGGTAAAAGAAGCATTGGGCGCAGAACAAGTAGCAGAATATGAAGCTAATGTTGCACAACAAATTGCAATTCAAATTAACCCACCGGTTGTAGTATTACCTTTACCATGGACTACACCAACATCTGTTTAACTTATAGATTATTAAAAAAGAAAATAATATGGCAAATCATACTTGGAAAATAAAAGAAATTTCTACAGATGGCGATTTAATTATTCATGCTAAATACCATGTAATAGCAAATGATGAAGATAATTCTGTAGAAACAGAAGGTAATTGGTGGTTTAGTGATAAAATTCTAAATATACCGTTATCAGACGTAAAAGAAGAAGATATTGCTTCATGGATTGAAAAAGAAGCAACTATAAATGGCGTTTGTCATATTACAGACAATCTTGAAAATCAGCTAACTTCTTTAAAAAGCGTTAAAAAAACCCCATTACCATGGGAACCACTAAAAATTAATGTAGGTGATCTATAATGGCACAACCCATTGATATTATTTCAAGAGCAATGAAAGACATTGGAGCGTTAGCTTCAGGTGAAACTCCAACCCCTGAAGAATCTCAAGACGCATTTGATATGCTTAATGATATGTTAGATCAATGGTCTAACGAAGATATGATGACTTATTACAAAACAGAAATCATATTCCCTATTACGCCAGGTCAAACTCAATATACTATTGGCCCAGGCGGTCAAATTGGTGCAAATATCACAGGTTCAATTAGTGGAACTACTTTAACAGTCACAGGTATTACATCAGGCGCTATTGCAATCGGTCAAACATTAAGTGGCACAGGTATTTCAGCAGGAACAACAATCGTTCAAATGCTTACAGGCGCAGGGGGAAATGTCAATGAATTGGGAACGTATCAAGTCAATATTTCTCAAACGGTTTCATCTACTGCAATCAACCTTTATTATCAAAGACCACTTTCCATTGATTCATCGTTCGTTCGTATTAACACTAATTCTAATGGTGTTCCTATTATCAATGGGGGATTAGATTATCCTGTTGCAGTATTAAATGTTGAAGATTACGAAATGATTGGTTTAAAGACTTTAAATGGCCCATGGCCTAAAGCTCTTTATTATCAACCTTCAGAAACATTAGGAAATATATTTGTATGGCCTAATCCTGCTCAAGGTGAAATGCACTTATTTGTAAATACATTATTTCAAAGATTTGTTACACAATATGACAATATAAACCTACCACAAGGCTACGCAATGGCTTTACGTTGGTGTTTAGCTGAACGCTTAATGCCTATGTTTGGTAAATCATCACAAACGCAATTAGCTATGATTTCTGCTTATGCAGCACAAGGCAAAGCAACTGTAAAACGCACCAATATGAAACCTGTTCAATCTGCACGATTTAATGACGCGTTGTTGAGTAGTAGGCAAAAGGACGCAGGTTGGATTTTAACGGGCGGTTTCTTTAGATAAATCAATAACTTATATAATATTATGCATTTAGTTTATCAACATAAAAAAGCCGACACAAACAAAATATTTTACGTTGGTAAAGGCACAGCAAAACGATCAAAACAAAGATCAGGTCGTAGTGAATATTGGCATAGAACTGTCAATAAACATGGTTTTATTGTTGAAATTATTAAAGACAATATTGATGAAGAATTTGCTTTTTTAATTGAAAAAGAAGCTATCGATATTTATAGACGTAGAGGCATTAAGCTTGTAAATATAACTGATGGCGGTGAAGGCTCATCAGGATACAAACATACTAAAGAACATAAAGCAAAAATGAAAGGCAATACTTATGGATCATCAGTTTGGGGTAAAAATTTTAAAGGATGTAAACATTCTTTAGAAACAAGAAAAAAATGGTCAGAAATACGCAAAGGTAATACAAATAAAACAGGCACAAAGTTATCAGAGGAATCAAAACAAAAAATAAGCAATGCAATGAAAGGCAAGCCACAATTTAAAAAACGTGTTCTTACAGAAAATCAAGTAATACAAATTAAAATAGATTTACAAAAATATTCTATTGCACAAATAGCACGTTGGAATAAAGTTGGCGAATCTACAATCCGCAGAATTAGAAATGGCGAAACTTACAAGGATGTCAAATAATGCCTGATTTTGGATTTGTAGGCCCAAGTTATACAGCACCTTCCATTTATCAAGATGCGCAAGAATGTATTAACTTTCGCCCTGAAATTGATCCACTAAAAGGTGAAGGTCAAAGAGGCGTTGTAGCGCTTTA